GAATAACAGATTAGGAGCGGGATTATCAATCTCACACGCAGAAGCTGAAGACTTGCTAGCCAATAAAGCTGAGCACATCGGTAAAGTATGTGAATTAAGATTCTTTGAATACTCTGACACGGGTGTACCACGCCACCCAGTAATGCATGGATTTAGATTAGATAAATAATTAAAAAAAAAGTAATGTTTAAAATTATAACAGAGCAGGAGATCATCACTAGAGAAGTGATTGAAGTAGGAGTGTCCTTATTAGAGTACATTGGATACAAGGTTAAACAAACAAGAGAAGAAGCTGATATTAATGTAGCGCAGTTGTCTAGAAGATTAAAAAATTCTGGGTATAACATCTCTGATCGTACTATTGGAAAGATTGAAAAAGGAGTTTGCTCTCTAAAAATAGAGGATTTGCAAGCTATTTCAAATTTCTTTGAAGTAAAAATGAGTACATTCTTCCCTGAAGGAGTACTTTAATGGCAGGTTTAAGATATAATACTGGTAAGCTTAAATGGGGATTAGTATCATGGAAGGCTTTAGAGCCTATGGTACGAGTTCTTATGTTTGGAGCTGAAAAGTATGATGAACATAATTGGAAAGGAGGCTTAAAGTATACGGAAGTATGTGAAAGCCTTCAACGCCATATTAATTCATTTATAGATGGTGAAGACAATGATCCAGAGAGTAAATTAACTCACGTTGGACATGTATTATGCAATGCAATGTTTCTGTCTTATATGTTCCTTTTCCGGAAGGATATGGATGATAGGTACATTGATAAAAATTTAAATAATGAAGAATAAGTATACAATACATGTAAGTATGCCTAGCACACAGATTAATGGTGTTATTGAGGCTGATGAGTATCTATTTGGCTCAGGAAGATTGAATTTCTATAAAAGAAACTCAGCCGGAATTGGAGTTATAATAGCAAGTTATCCGGCAGAATATACTATTCTTGAAAAAATAGAAAAGAATGAGTAGAAGAAGAAAAAAAGATACATTAAATGGGTTTAGGGGAGTACTATTGTTTATGGCATTTTCCTTTACTTTTATTGTTTGTTGTGGATTTATAACTTTTTTAACTTACATAGCTTACATAGTTAGTAAGATATTATAGAAAAGTCACACAGAAAAAAGGATTATAAATTAGGATAATACATTAAAAATGAGTATATTACAGAAGAAAATAGTAGATATTCCAGAGCCAAAAGCTTATGATTTTTCCGACACAGAAAACGATATAAATTCGTGCGGATTAGAACATAAAACTTTTGGAGAAAGGAATAAAAATCTATTTAATGACTTTGTTGTAGATGCAAGTAAGCAGAATGTGGTAGCATTACTATGTGATAGAATGGAAAAAACTTTTAATAAAAGAGAGTTAGCATTTCTATTATCAAAACAGACACTAATGGAACACATGAAAGCTCAACAGGATCAAGAACAAGGCAAGAGTGAAAATAATAAGTAACTAAAAAAGAAGGAATTAAATGATTTTACCAATGAAGAGGAGGTTTTCAACAAAAAAAGATCCAAACCGTATGCTGATATTCGGAGCACCTAAGACAGGCAAGACAACAGTTTTGGCTAACTTAGACGACTGTTTAATAGTAGATATGGAAGAGGGGTCAGACTATGTTGACGCCATGGTAGTTAAGATTAATAACTTAACTCAATTCAAAGACTTAATGAAGTCTTTAGATGATGCAAAGAAAGCTAATGATGGCAAAATGCCATATCAGTTTATTGCATTAGATACACTAACTGCATTAGAAGAGATGAGTTTGCCATTGGCAAAGCAACTTTATATGCAAACACCTATGGGAGCAAATTTCGCAGGTAGTGACGTAAGAACCTTAGCTAATGGAGCTGGGTACTTATACACAAGGGCAGCGTTTTTTAAGATGGTTAAGCCATTTGAGAAGTACTGTGAGACATTGATCATGGTTGGTCATGTCAAAGAGAAGGACATCACTAAAGGTGGAGACACTTTTACTGAGAAGTCCATCAATTTAACTGGCAAGACTAAGGACATTCTATGTGCTTGGTGTGATAGTATAGGATTAATTTACAGAGAGGAGAACAAAACTATAATAGATTTTGCTCCATCAGACAAGTTAATTGTAGGCTCACGTCAAAAACATTTAATTGGACAAAAAGTAGTTTTAGCAGAAAGTGATGAAGATCACAATTTAACAATAAACTGGAATGCAGTTTTTATAGATAAACAAGAAGAATAATGAATATAATATTTGGAACTAAGAGATTAGGAAAAGTAGATGGGTCTCATGAGGCTTATCAAAAATATGATAACAAAGCGGTAGTAACGCTTGAGGCAGATAGAGGAAAAGGTAGAACGCGTAGAATCTTATTCAACAAAACAGCAATGGAGCAGTTGAATTTAGATAAAGGAGAGGTACAGTACATATCTTTCGGAACTATTGATTCTGACGAGAATGGAAACAGAGCAATAATTATTGCTAATGTTGATATGCTTGTAAATATAGATGACTTGACAACGTACAAGACATCTAAGAATGCAGTAGCATTTGAAGACAGTAAGGAGAAAGGTAAAGCTATCTCTTCTGCCGCATTAACGAAAGATTTGATTACATTTCTTGACTTAGATGAGAATGAAGGAGTTGAGTATGGTTTAGAGTCTCTTGATGGGACTGATATCCCTTGCGATGCGTTTAAATTTGTAGCATTAGTACCAGAAGGTCCTATTGCTGTAGTTGAAGAGGCTGACGCTGGTCACGTAATGTTAGGATTAGGAGATAGTCCAGACCAATCATTCTTACAAAAAACTGAAGCTGAACCAGTAACAGAGTAATTGTTCAGCAATAAATAAATAACGAAGGAGATTTTATGAGTAATTTTGGAAAAGGACAAGAAGTTGGCGAAGGTGGAACAAGAAAATTGTTTACTGGAGCAGAGAATTTTAAAGTAGTAGCAATTAACCCTACAAAAGCAGAGTTAGAGGCTATATATGGACGTGAGTTAAATTACGATCCAGAATATACCGGTACTACGACAGTGTCCGATGGAGATGGAGAGAGAGAAGTTAACCAAATTAGGTTAGACTTTTATTTAAGTAACGAAGATGTTAATAATCCTATTAACACTAAAGCATCATTTTATGTTGCTGATACGCATCACAAATCACAAACTGGTAAAGTGAAAGTAATCAATGATTACGGACGTACAACTTGGTTAACCAAGGAGGACATAACTAGTGGTGATGCCCCAGCAAATATGACATGGTATAGTATGCAAGGCGTTAAGGTAGCTAAAAGAGGTGAAGAAGAAGTAATAGACTTCTTAGTTAATCTTTTAAACTTACCTTTTGATTTAACGAAAGTTGATGATAAGTCTGATGCTTATGCTAAGATTAGTAAGGAAGAGTGGAAAGCTATATTAGGAGGAGATGTTAGCATCTTTAAAGGAGTATTAGCTTCTACGAATAACAAGATTGGCGTTGTACTTGGTGTTAAAACTAAGGCTGATGGAGGTCAAATGCAAACCATATTTAGTAGAAAGACTTTACGTCAATATACTTTACATGGTAAGAAAGCTGATAGATTTAAGTGGATTTTGAAAGATATCCATGATGCTAAAGCTAACGGAGCATTTGGTAATGTAGAGTTTGGTGGAGATGACCTTACTTTACGTGAATTCGTTGTAAAGCCAACTCAATTATCATTAGATAACGCACCAGGTGCTGACGATGCATTCGCAGCTCAGCCAGTGTCTGACGATGATGATTGGTTGAATGAGTAGTATTAATTAATTAATTAACCAGGTTATAGAGAGGGTGTTATGCACCCTCTTTTTTAACCAATAAAATCAAGTAAATGGGGTTTAAAAATCATGAACATAAGAAACTCCCAAATCAAAAAGATATTCTTAGTTGTATCACAGATTCCCAGATATTTGAATTTTACCTCGGAGGTATACCAAATAGACCTATTAAAAGTCCGTTAAGAGAAGATAAAGTTCCATCGTTTAGTTTATTCTATTCCGATGATCATAAAAGAATCTTCTTTAAAGACTTTGCAACAGGGGATACAGGTGATGCATTCGTGTTTGTAATGAGGTTGTTAGGTTACAACAGAATTACAGATGTATTTACAAGAATAGCGGCAGATTTCGGATTAACACAGTTTGAAACAAAAGAAATTCTCAAAGGAAGACAGATAAATTCATTTGTCAGCAAAACTAACATGGTAAAAAAAGTTAGCAAAGAGAGAATTAACATTCAAATAAAGGTAAGGCCTTGGAATCTTAAAGACAAAGAGTATTGGCATGGAAAATATGGATTTACTGTAAAACAGTTAGAATACTTAGGTATATTTCCTATTTCTCATTATTTCATGAACAGTTATTGTAGAATAGCTGATGAATTAGCTTATGCTTTTGTTGAAAGGAAAGATGGATTACAAACCTTTAAAATTTACCAACCACTCAATAAGGAATGGAAATGGGTTAATAACAATGACTTTTCCACTTGGGAATTATGGACACAGCTACCTAAAACAGGTAAGAACCTAATTATCACAAGTAGTAGAAAAGATGCAGGTGTTATTAAGTCATTATACCCCTCTCATTTGCTCACAGCGTGCGCATTACAGAGTGAAAAAACAAATGCTAAAGAAAGTGTAGTTAATGAATTAAAAGCTCGCTTCGATAACATTTATGTCTTATACGATAATGATTATGACAAGACAAACAACTGGGGAAGAATAGCAGGAAAGAAGTTATGTGACGAACACAAGCTTATCCAACTAGAGATACCAGAACCAAATGGTACTAAAGACATCTCTGATTTCAGAGAAACATATGGTGCTGATATTACAAAGAATCTTATAAAAATGATGATTCAAAACAAAAAATAAATTTAAAAATTAAAATTAAGAAAACGATGAGTATTAAGAGAACAATCAACACTAACTTATTAAAGAAGTTAGAGACATTTAGAGTAATGGCTTTAGGAGAGGCAGTAGGTACACCTATCCTTTTGATTGGCCCTCCTGGAGTTGCTAAAACAGCTGCAGTTATTGATTACGCGAAAGCGGCAGGAAATGGAAACATTGACGATGCAGATTTATTTTTACTAGAAACTGATGAAGGGACTAGAAGTAATGCAATTAAAGGTAATATTGACCTGGAAGAGTTAACGCTTAACCAAAAATATAGAGTAGATTCACCTATTACAAGCGCTAAGTTTGTAGTTATTAATGAGATTGACAAAGCGTCAGCTTCATTACGTAACAGTTTATTAGGTATCATGAATGAGAAGATACTATTTAATGGTACAGAGAAGGTGCCATGTGAATGGCAAGCATTCATTGCTACTTGTAACAGCATTCCTGATGATGAAGTAGGTTCACCATTCTGGGATAGATTCTTAGTAACGTTCCATGTGAACAGATTACGTCAATCTGACATCCTTGATTACTACGCTAAAGGTGGTAAAACATTTGGACAGAATCACAATATCAATATCCCTGAGCAAACTGATATTGATGCAATCACAGTTGATCCTATTAAATTAAAGAAAGTAATAGACTTGATCTATTCTTCTT